AAATACACCAAGAATTACTTTAGTTTTTAAAACAAGAAAGCACAATTAATGTATTTAAATTATAGCTATTGGTTTTTTAAATCAGCCCTGTCCCCTAACGTGTGTGATGAAATTATTGCAACAGGAAAAAAATATAAAAGTAAAAAAGCTGTTACAGGCGACTCTAAAAAAGCTAGTTCAAAAGTTCAAAAATTAAGAAAATCTAATGTAGCTTGGTTAAATGATCGATGGATATATAATTACATACAGCCTTATGTACATATGGCAAATAAAAATGCAGGTTGGAATTATCAATGGGATTTGTCAGAGTTTTGTCAGTTCACAAAATATTCAAAGGGTCAATTTTACGGTTGGCATTGTGATAGCTGGACAAAACCTTATGGAGATAATGATAGTAATAAAAATGGTAAAATTAGAAAATTATCGGTAACTGTTTCTTTGTCTGACCCTAAAGACTATAAAGGTGGAGAGTTAGAATTTAAAAGTATAGACGGACATACGGGAAAACTCCGTAATACTATATGTAAAGAAATTTTACCTAGGGGTTCAATTGTTGTATTTCCAAGCCATATCTGGCATAGGGTAAAACCTGTTAAAAAAGGTACAAGATATTCTTTAGTAGTATGGAACTTAGGCTGGCCATTTAAATGATCAGTTCTAGTTATTATCAATGGGGGCCTTTACTTTATCACACTCAATTAGATAAATTAATTTTAAAAGACTTAACTAATGCCGCTAAAAACTCTAAAGATTATTTTAATCATAGTTTAAATAAATTAAAAAAAGAATCTAATTTTTCAAAGGTAGATGTTAAAAAATTTAAACTAAGACTTCAACCTTATTTTGATAATTTTTGTGAAGTTTATAATTTTCGTGGTAATAAAGATAATAACTTTTCTAAGATATTAGAACTTGAAAATATATGGGTAAACTACCAAACAAATAACGAATGGAGACCACCCCATTTTCATAGTAACTGTGAAGCTTCTTTTGTAATTTACTTAGAAATACCTCAAGGTTTAAAAACTTTTAGTAATGTTGAGGTTGAGTATCAACCAGGAGCTGTTGTTTTTGATTACAATAGAAAAGATGAATCTAGAAATTATTTTAAGGCTATTAATAAACATATTTTATTTCCTAAAAAAGGTGATATGTTTGTGTTTCCGTATGACTTAAATCATTATACGGTACCATTTTATAATAAAAAAACACGAATTTCATTATCTGGAAACTTAGTTGTTAAAGAAAAAGGAAATATATGAGTTTTAAAAAGAAAAAATATTTAGTTATAAAAAATGCTATTTCAAAAGAGCTGGCTGAGTTTTGTTTTCATTATTTTTTAATAAAAAGAAAAGTAGCCGATACTCTTATCACCAATAAACATATTTCTGAATTTAATACTGATTGGGGTACTTTTAAAGATGTACAAGTCCCTGGTGTTTATTCACATTATGCGGATATAGTGATGGAAACTTTATTAGTTAAAGTAAAACCTATCATGGAAAAAAAAACTAAATTAAAATTATTAGAAACTTATTCCTATGCTAGATTTTATGAAAAAAATAGTGTATTAAAAAAACATAAAGATAGAAAAAGTTGTGAGATATCTACCACTATGTTTTTAGGAGGAGACCCGTGGCCTATTTATGTAGAACCAGATAGTAAAAAAGGAAAGCAAAATAAAAAAAGTCAGTACATTGTTAGTAAATCAAAAGGACACAAAGTAGATTTAGCACCTGGTGATATGTTAGTTTACAGAGGATGTGACTTAGAACACTGGAGAAATAAATTTAAAGGTAATTATTGTGCTCAAGTTTTTTTACATTATAATGATAGAAACTTTAAACACGCAGAAGAAAATAAATTTGACAAAAGACTTCATCTAGGTCTACCAAATACATTTAAAAACAGATAGGAGAAAATATGGATGATTTAAAAATAAAAATACTAGAAGATAATATAGCTACTTTAAAAAATTTAAGAGGCTCTGAAGTAGCAATGAATGAAGACTTAAAAGTGTACAACAAAAAACTTGAACTTTCATTACAGACATTAATTAAAGTTAATGAAGAGTTACTAGGAAAAATTATAAAGCTACAGGATTTATTACTTAAATAAATGTCTTTTGAAAAAAAATTTAGTTATTGGCGTTGGTGTAATTTAATACCTAAAAAAGAAATATTAAAATTAAATAAATTAATTGAAAAAAATTATATTTATACAGAGGACAATAAAAAACACGCCCATGATAGTCAAGGAAGTTCTAAAAAAAATACTCTTGTAAAAGTAGTTCAATATAAAAAAATAAAAACAATATTAAAAGACTTTATAGATTTATTTGTATACGCTGGAAGATTTAACTTTGGCTATGATATATTTGAAGTTACTGATTTAGATTTACTTAACTTAAATATTTATTCTTCAAAAGATAAAGCAAAATATGACTGGCACACAAAACATATGAGGGGGGAAACTTTTATTTATTTAATAATAATAAATTTGAAGTTCCAGAATTAAATAAACCAGGAAATGCAATAATGTTTAAATCTGCTGTTAATCATAAAGTTTTACCTGTTACTAAAGGGGAGAGAAGGACTCTAGCTATATTTTTATACGGTCCTGTATTTAGATAAATGAAAGTATTAGGGATAAATTGTAAAATATAATACTACCAAAATAATAATAACTCTATATAGTGTGATACTATGCTACAAAAATTAGGATTTTTACCAGGATTCAATAAACAAGTTACTTCTACCGGAGCCGAGTCTCAATGGACTGGCGGGGAGAACGTACGTTTTAGATATGGTACACCGGAAAAGATAGGAGGGTGGGCTCAATTAGGATCTACTAGTTTATGTGGTCCAACAAGAGCACTACATCACATGGTTAATAAAACATCAATCAAGTATGCTGTTTTAGGAACTAACAGAATTTTATATGTATATACTGGTGGAGTTTATTATGACATCCATCCTATCAAGACTGACTTTGGAGCACTAACAGATAAATTGGCTTGTACTTCAGGTTCACCTATTCTTACTATTACTTTATCATCGACTACTGGTATGACAGCTGGCGATATTTTATTTCTTGAAAACGTTACACCACCAACAGGTTCAGGCTATGCAGCAGCTGATTTTGATGATAAAACATTTATGATAACTTCGGTAGTTGATGCTACTTCAGTTACTATTACTATGGCATCTAACGCTAGTGCTTCCGCAACCGATGGAGATCTTTCAGTTAAATTTTATTACCCCGTAGGACCGGCTCAACAACTAGGGGTTTATGGCTATGGTATTTCTACTTTTGGCGGTGCCCCTATTGGTGCTAAAACAACTACTTTAAGTGCAGCAATTACTAGCACAGGACAAACAACAGGAATTACTTTAACTAGCGTACTTGGTTTTCCAACTTCAGGAACATCTTATATTTTAGTTGGCACAGAATTTATAAAGTACACGGGAATTACTGGAACAGAATTAACCGGAGTAGTTAGAGCACAACGGGGAACGTCTCCCGCTACTTATTCTAGTGGAACTGCTGTTACTAATGGAACCGATTACATAGGTTGGGGAGAAGCTTCAACAAGTTCAGATTCTGTAGCGGACCCCGGTCAATGGTCCTTGGACAATCTAGGTCAAACTTTAATTGCTTTAATTGTTAATGGTCCTTGTTTCGAATGGGATTCAAATTTAACTAATGCAACAGCAACACGTGCAACAATTATTGCAGGTGCACCGACCGCTTCACGGGATATGTTAGTATCAACTCCTGATAGACACTTAGTATTCTTTGGAACAGAGACTACGATTGGTGATACCACTACTCAAGATGATATGTTTATTCGTTTTTCTTCTCAAGAAAATATAAATGACTACGCACCAACAGCAACCAATAGTGCCGGTACACAAAGACTGGCCGCCGGATCACGGATCATCGGATCTAAGCTTGGAAGAAATGCAATTTATGTTTGGACGGATACTTCTTTATTTACTATGAGATTTGTGGGCCAACCTTTTACTTTTGCTTACGAGCAAGTAGGAAATAACTGCGGATTG